ATATGGACCTTTGCGGATGCGTTGTTTAAGGCTTCACGCCACTGGTCGCTGTAATCGAGGCTCTCGCCCTTCTTGATGTATTCCTCCACCGTCCAGTGGAACTCCTCAAGCTCGTCCTTCCTTAACAGCTCCTTTGCCGCTGAAAGGCTTATCTCGTTATTATCCGCAAGCTTGGCGTACCACAGCTCTATATCCCTGTTGATGGATGCCTCGGTCTTCCTGAATTGTTCCTGGGCATATTCGTAATAGCCCCTGGTCTTTTTATACTGCGCCTCCTCGACCTCCGTCATCCTCTTTTTCCAGTAATCACCGTTTGGCATTTATCTCCTCCCAGCGCCCATTGTCTTCATGGTGTTGTCTATGTTATTGTCTTCAGGGCTGTTCTTGTTGTAATTATTGCCGTTGCCATTAACGTCCCCGTTGTCATCATCGTCATTATCCTGACCGTTCTGCCTGAATGCCCCGCCGTAAAGCATTGCATCCTGCTCCTTCTGTGCCTCTTCCTTCTCCTTGGCTATCTGCTTTAGCTCCGCTTCGGCGTCATCCACAAACGGGTGGTTTCTTACTATGGTTTTCTGTGAAAGTATTCCCGTACTCTGTACGCACATTGTCGCTATCTCCGACTCAGACCTTATGGCGTTGCGTGTCCATGTCTGCAGGATGTCATCCTGGTCAATTCCAAGGTGTTCGCATATCACTGTGACAAACTCCTCAAATCCGACCCTGAACTCCGTCTCCATAAGCCCCGCCTTCAGTTCCAGGAGTGAATACATGAACTTCAGCGCCTCGCCCGATGCATTTCCGTAATTCTCAGGTTGTGGGTCTATGCCCTGCCCCTGCTCGAATATCTCCTTCCTGGTCATTGAAAGGAGCTTCTCCCTTGCCTCGACTGGTATGTCTATTGTGAGTGTGGAAAGTCCCGGGTTGTCGCTGTCGCTGTCAAGCTTGACCGTCTTGAATTTCTTAAGGTCATGGAGAAACTCCTTTAGGTCAGTCCCGCCGTATCCGCTCAGTATGAATATTATCTCCTGTATGTCCTCCAGGTCGTTTACAAATCCGCTGTACACCTTGTCGTAGGTGTCGATTAGGGTCTTTATCTTGTCAAGGTCGCCCGTCTCTGTATCCTTGTTGAAAAACGGGATAAACGGCACACGCCCCTGGTTATGTAAATAACGTTCGCCATCCCCCGATATGTCTATTATGCAGTGCCCGAACATTGAATAATATGCAAGCGTGTCAATGCTGGCTGATACATCGTAACAGAACGATTCACATTCATATTCGTTCCAAATCTCATATATCACGTATCTCTTGCCGTCATCAAGAATCTTGCTGTAAGTCCTCATTACTGCCTCAATCTCCCTGTCAAGCTCGTCCGTCCATACGGGTATAATCTCCCTGCTGTCCACCACTCCGTAGCGGAACCTGTCTTTTTCGTCAATCCAGTAATGCAGCCATGCTACACCTGCGTTTGAAGCGTCCACGCACAGCTTCTTGCACACCTTTGTAAACTTTGCACCCAGCAGTTTTGAAATTGCCTTGTTATTCTTACTGCTGCCCACGTCAAACAACGGCGGGTATGTGAATGTGTATGAAGCCTTCTGGTCTACAAGGAGCCCGTGGAAATTATGGGATATACGGTTGTCTGCATTCCTCAGGGGGTTCTCATCATCACCGTCCGCACTGTCCGCAGCCTTTTTGTCCTTTTTGAAGATGATGTCATTTTGGTTGAGGTAATACCTCTCGGCTGTATCAGCCTTCAGGACAAACGCACTGTGTCCCGCCTCGTATTCTTTTATAAGCCTCTTTGCAGCTTCCAGTTCCATAGATTTTACACCTCGCCTTATTTTTAGTCGGTCCCTGGTTTTAATATTCCAAGCGCCTGTCTTATCCTTATGACCGTCATGCAGTAATACCTCAGCGCATCCATGCAGTGGTCTTCAAACTTCACCGGCTTGTCCTCGCCACGCTCCGCAGCCTTTTTGTCCCACACGTATGAGCCGAACTCCCTTATTGTGTTTACGCAGTCCTTATATATCAATATCGTCTTTGTGTTCAACAGCGTGCCTACCAGCCTTATACCGTCAAGCACGTCGTTCTTTGCCTTTTTGACATGGAATCCGTACTTTTTGAGCTGTGCAATAAAGGAGGCGGCACTCGGGTCAACGATTACCGCCTTTACTTTCTTCCTTGTATCGCCAAGCCATGAAACCATGTCCTCGGCATATTCTATGTCGGTCTTCTGAGCGTTCTCATCACGCCCCGAATAATAATATTCCTTTATGCATATGTGCTTGCCTGTCGTTGTCTTGCGCCATAGCTGGAACACCGTGGCGTTTTGTGTACCGTAGTCAACGCTCACATAGTAGTCATCCGTCCACTGTATTCCGTCAAGGCTGTCAATGACGTGCTCCTCCTCGTTGAACATGTCATAGATAACGCCCTCCGCCATCGCCCAGAGCCCCAGTATGTACCGTTTAAAGAACACGCCCTTGTACATGCTTCGGTATCTCTGTTTGATTTTCTCCGACAGGCTCAGGTTGTCGTCCATTGTGAAGTGCAGGTACAGGAGGTTCTTCTCCGCCGCCCTGTCTATCCAGTTTACCTTGAACCAGTGGTATGGTCCGTCTGGGTTGCAGTTGAACCAGAATTTTGAACCGTCAACCGAGCATCGTCCTGTCGCCTGGTTTACGAAGGACTCGGGCATAAGCGCCACCTCGTCAAAGAACACGCCCGCCAGTGTGATACCCTGTATCAAATCCTGTGAGCCTTCATCCTTGCCGCCGAATATGTAAAAATAATTGACGGTGTCCCCACGGCTGACTATCACAAGGTTGTCATGCCTGAGGTCGGAAACACTGTAACCCCTTGACCTCAGCATCAGTTTCAGCCAGAACAAAACATTACGTCTGAAGGAGCCTATCGTCTTGCCGCACATTGCAAAATTCTGACCGTTAAACGTGGACATTGCCCACATTACAAAGCTTAACGACATGCTGATTGTCTTGCCTGACCTTATTGCTCCGTCGGCTATTATCCCGTCGTAATCCTTTACCGGTGACGTGTCGCACCACCAGTTTAACACCTTCCTCTGCTTCCTGCTGAAGGGCTTGAATTTGAAATACTGCTTAATCCTCTTCATCTGACCAGTCCTCCGCAGCCGTTCCCTTCAATGCCTCCAGGAATCCGTCATCCGCAACCTCGTCGGTGCCGCCCTCGTTCGCCTTTGCCTTTAGTATTGCAAGCTTTGCCTTCTGCTCCTCCGTCGCCATGTCCATATGGTCCGCAAGCCATTTGAGTGCCTGCATACGGTCTGCTAGCTTTACCTTTACCTCTCCCTTTATATGCGATATCTCGCTGATAAGGGTTCCGTCCACCTCTTCGGAGTCCCTGATGTTGACGTAGTTGACCGTCTTTGTCGTCATCTTCCCCGTATCCATGTCAAGCAGTTTGATTTTACTGCTGCCAAAGTCCAGGTAATCCGTCATGTCCGCAAAGGCTATGTCCATGTATTTCTGGAAGATGTCATCCTCGCTTAACAGCTCCCTGTTGAGGCGGCCTTGTTTGAGGTTTTCTATCTCGGATTTTACCTGAGCATTTCTGAGCATTCGAGGTCCATTTGTCATTGCAGTTTCAGCACTACATTTGTATGCTTTCTTGTATGCCTTTCCTGCATTAAATGATTTGACGTAATATATGCAGAAAAGCCTTTGTTTGTCAGTCAATTCGGCATTTTCATTCAGTGCCTCGACCTCTGCTGCCAGCGGTGCTTTTTTTGTCTTGGTTTGTGTCTTTATTTGTTTTGCAACGTTGCATTTTTTATTTGCAACGTTGCAGTCCCAGTTCAGCCTGTTTTTCCAACTCCTGATTGTGCCCTCCGGCACGTCCAATTTATGTGCAATATCGACCAGCTTCTCACCGGACAGATATAGTCTTTCCGCTTCATGCTGTTTTTCACTGTTCCTCCCAGCCACGTCACCACCTTCCTTGCTGTTTCTGCTTTTGTATCCGCCCACGAAAAAAGCACTGCGGCGTTCTTAATGCCCGCAATGCCTCTTCCGTCATACTATATAAGGAGAATCATTAAAATGAAAACCTGTATCCGCCTTTACACTTTTGCTTAATACCATATTACCACATTTTATATGTGCAAAACGTGCAAGTTGTATTTTTTATAATTTTTATGGTTGCTCCTTCAGGTACCTGTCTATCGTCCTTTCAACTGTTGACCTGTCACAGTGCATGAGCCTGCCGACCTTTTCCGACGTGTACCCGTCAATATACCTGTACTCTATCATCCTTCTTACCCTGCTGTCGTCTATCCCGCATATGTATTCCTCCAGTTCGGCTTTCAGCTCCTCGGCCTTTGCCTTTTTCTTCTCCAGGGCTTCCATCTGCTGCCTGAGGCTCCTTATCTTTTTGGACTCATCCTTTTCATCACGCCCCGTCACTGTTGCGTGCCCCTCGATGTACGGCCACTCCCTGCCCGAAGCCCTGACCCTGTCCCTGGCTGTATGCGCCTCCTGGCTCCGCAGTAACTCTATCCTGCGTTCGGTGTCCTTTATCTCGGCTCTAAGGTCTGTGAGCTGTTTTAACTTTTGCTTGGTCATGTAACTGCCTCCCTGGATATTAATTTATTGTTCCGATTGCTCTTTCAATATTTCCTTGATGTCCCTCCGGATGTTCTTTAACGCCCTTCTTTGACGTTTCAACCTGTTCCAAAGTTCCTCGTTTTCACGCCTTGCCTCCCTCATCTCAAACTGGTGGCTGGCGGCATTGTCTCTTAAGGTATCGATTACCGATATGTAGTTGGCTATCATCACTTTTTGCCGCTGGTTCTCCTCCTCTATGGGTTTCTTTTCATCCTCCACGTTCTCCACCTGCCACTTGAGGTCTTTGTTCTCTTCCAGCAGTTTGTTGTTCATTTCAGTCTTTGCCCTCTCCGATGCCTTCAGGTCTTCAACATCACTTTCAAGCCCTACAATCACTGCTGCCAGTTCGTACATCGTGTAATTTTCTGCAAGGTCCTTGTACCTCTTCCTCTGTTCGTCGGTCA